TTTAACAATAGTAATTATGGCAGCATCTAATACAGACGTACAAAAATCTCTTGCATGGGCGATGGGCACACCGGAACTTCCTGGTGTGCGTCGCCGTGTTTATTATACATCCAAGAATGATATTCTTGTTTGGCCAAAACTTCCTCATAACGAGGTCGGACGTGTCACTTCTTCTGTCTATGACGGCTCCTTCACGCTGAAGGAAAACGCTGTATGGAAATACATCGACATCCTTCCTGAGAAGTCGCAGCTCACAAGTGAGGCACAGGGTGAACTGCCGTCACAGACGCAGCTCAACAAGCTCGTGGCGGTGCATCCGTCGGTAAGCGAAGCGGCATCGGCTGCAGCTGCTTACCTCAATAACAACGACAACGTCTTCATCGTCGAGGACATGAAGGGCAAGCACCGTGTCGTGGGTTGTGACAAGTGGACTACCAAGACCACAGTCACGCAGGATCTCGGTCAGGGTGCCACTGGCACCACCGGCACCACTATCAACGTGGAGGCATCGGACGAGTGTCCGGCTCCGTTCTATACTGGCACCATCACCACTGAGGACGGTGACATTGATTGCGCAGCGTAACGGCGAGTAAAGTTATAATCATAGTTGACCATGGACAAGCGGACTCCGATAGACATGCAGGAATTCTTGAATGACATTTCCGTGCCGGACTTATCGGGTCCGCTTGATCTGTTCTCAAAGGATGCTACGCATGAACAGAAGGATATCTTCGCCATTGAGAAACGCAAGGCGTGGGATAAGTCGGTCGAAGCGCGGTGCGACTTCACCCGGCGCGTCCGGCTTACTCGACGGGCGGATACGTTCTTCATCTCTCTATGGCAGAAGTCGCTGTATGGCAGAACGCTGACGGATATAAAGGGCGACGACAGTATGGTGGCGTTCTTTGCTGATAGCATCTCGCCACTTATCCGTGACATCCTCGGTGAGGAGCTGAACACGGGGGCGTGGTGTATCGTCACCACTCCCAAACGTCGCCATCTCGTCAAGAACTTCGCTACTCGTATCAGCGAGCTGATAGCCGAGCAACTGAAAATTCCGTTCTACGAGGATGTTGCTTTCTGCCATTCCAAGCAGCGTATCGGGGCGGTGTTCACCATGAACAATCTCCCCAAAGAGCCTAACTGCATCGTCTTCGACGACTTCGTTACTACTGGCTCTACGCTGAAGGCTATGCGCAATGTGCTTACAGAACATCACAAGAATTGTGTGTTCTTCACTGGTATCAATAATAAATTGTGAGCAAACGAGAGCAGAGTCAAGCTTGCTTGAACTATGCCGAGTGCAGCCACAATTCAACGAAGTTAAATTGTAATCATTATGAACAATCTGACAGATAAACTCCAGCAATGGCTCGACACGCCATCTGCTGAACGTGATTGGAACGAGGGTGCTATCCTCCTTCTCCAACTCACCAACAACACTATAATGTATCGTAATCTCAGCATCAATCCTAAGGGCAAGGCTGAGTTCATCGAAGGCAAGCTCCGTGCCTTCCTCAAAGCTCGCCGTGAGCTTGAAACCCACGACGAGGTGAACATCATGCAGGAACAAGTGGATGCTATCGTGGCAAATAGAACTGAGTTCTCCAATAAGGACACGAACCCTGCCACTGCCTTTAAGGCAGGCAAGCGTGCGGATCACGACTCGCTGCCTGAGGATATCCAGGCGCTCTATGTCGAGAACCTTGATATCACTCACCGTATGCGAGAACTCCACTTGCGCCTACGCTTGTTGTCGGACTCTACTAAGCAGGTGCCGGCTGCAGAACGCAAGCCGTTGCTTGACGAGTTTATAAATCTCGATAAAAAGTTGCACGCAAATTGGGACACTTATGACCATTATGTGACAAAGGCAGAAAGTGCAGCAAACGCCGAAACTAACGAAAGCGAAGAGGAGCAGACTAAGGAATCAGAAATTAGTCCATCTCCAACGGACCAATTAGCAGAGCAGCCTGAGGATGCCACTCCTTCCAAGCCGAAGTCCAAGTCTAAATCCAAGAAGTAGTGAAGCGCAACATCAATATAGATGACATCTTAAAGCCACTCTCGGAATGTCCACATCAGGCGTATCTCTCCAATGCTCTTCAGGTGGCGGATGTTCTGGAGTGGATTTTGGGACAGGTCGGCAAAGCGGAGATTTGGCAGACTTCGTTCTCAATCTCCGAGGAGTTCCTGCGCCGACTCTTCTTTATAGAGAAGTCTGGCAACATTTCTGCCTTTAATCTTGTTCTCGACCATAAGGCTACGAACAAAACGCTAAAACTTTGGGCGTTCATCACACAGACGATGAAGCGCACCTATCTTGCTGACAACCATTCTAAAATCCTTCTCGTGCAAGCGGAGTCTGGTGAACAGGTTAGTGTCGTCACCTCGCAGAATCTCACACGAGGCAACCGCCATGAGTCCACCTTCATCTCCACCTCGCCAGACATCTTCAACACTCTTCATGCGTCCGTCATGGATCTTATAAAGAACCATTCCGTTCCGCTAACCGACCTTTTCCAACAGCGCATCAACGCTGCTGGTGCTAACAATTAAAATATGGTATATTCAGAAGAAGTTCTCACACAGATTGAACAATATGCTTCAATCTACCTCAAAATCAGCGATATGGCTGTCATTCTTGGCGTACCGTCTGAGACACTACGCCGTGACATTGCTGACCGCACAACAGCCGTTTCGCAGCGTTACCACCGTGGCAAGGCTGCTTCACGTGTCAAGCTATTGCATCAGGAGATGCAGCTGGCTTATGTTGGCTCTCCTCTCGCTCTTGAAAATACTCGTAACAACCTCCTCGATATGGAGGATGATGAATAATTAAAAATTCTCTTCATGTCACAATTAAGCATCATTGACATCGCCAAACAGGACCTTTACACCTCCCAATCGGAATTGGAAGGTAAATATCCTGTTCCCCAAATCGAACATCTACTTCGATTAAGGGACATGGTAACATGGTCAATCGCCAACCCTGACATGAAGGATCGTCAGTTTGTCGATGAGTTGCGCAGTCGCTATGGTCTGTCGCAAGTCACGGCGTATGCGGACTTGAAAATCGTCAAGGCGCTGCTCCCGAACCTATCGGAGTGTACGCGCGACTTTCACCGCTGGCGGTATAACGAGATGATCATGGAGACGTACCAGATGGCGAAGAAGCGCAAAGATACGAAGACGATGGAGAAAGCGGCCACTTCTTATGCGAAGTTCAACCGCATCGACATCGAGGACGAGCAATCTGTGCCGTATCACATGATTGTCGTCCAACCGTTCTTCCCGACTACGGACCCGCGTGTTGTGGGTATCACGCCGGTTCCGAACATCGACGACCGCATCCGAAAGCTCACGCAGGAGCTTACCACGACGCACCCTGACACGGAGAACATCGAATACGAACAAGCAGACCTTGTGCTTGAGGACATCTTTAAGCCAGAAGACAATGACGAACAAAGTTGATACTTCCCTTTGGGACATCGAGGCGAAGCAACACACAAAGCGTGTGTACTTCAACAAACCTCAACTCCTGACGCAATACATCGGCGCGAAGACTACGGTCATCGTGGCTGGACGACGCACTGGCAAGACGGACTCCATCGCCTCGCCATTTGTGCTGCGCAACATGCAGCGTATGCCTGGCTCCACTGGTGGTATCGTGGTGCCTACGTTCAAGCATGGCTTGACGAACACGCTCCCTGGACTGCTCGCAGCGTGGAAGCGTTGGGGATATATCAATGGCGTGCATTATGTGGTAGGCAGAAAACCGCCGAAGTCCTTCGCGAAGCCTATCACCGAACCGGCTGACTATGAGCATGTCATCACGTTCTATAATGGCTCGGTGGCTATCATCATCAGTCAGGACCGCCCGGGCTCTTCCAACTCGCTCACGCTTTCATGGCTACTCATCGACGAGGCGAAGTTCATTGATTACAACAAGCTGAAGGACGAGACTCTGCCTGCCAACGGTGGCATTCGCTCGTACTTCGGGCATCATAGCTTTAACCATTCTATGATGGTGCTTTCGGATATGCCTCAGACTACTAAGGGTTCTTGGTTCCTGCACTATGAGGACAAGATGGACACGGAACTGATTGATACCATCAAGGGTACGATTTACAAGATTTGGCAGACGAAGGAGCGCATTGCCCAACTCAAAGAGCTGCGCAAGCCCATTCCTTCTTATCTGCCCAATTACCTAAAATGGCTCGACCAGTCGCTTAACAAGATGCGCTCGGTGGCTGTCTATTACAAGGAATACTCCACACTCGAAAACCTTCAGCTTCTCGGTGAAGAATACATCCGGCAGATGAAGCGCGACCTCACGCCGAAGACGTTCCAGACTTCTATCCTCTGTCAGAAGATCGGCATCTCGCACGATGGCTTCTACTCGTCAATGCAGGAGTACCACAAATATGATGCGTCGGATTTTGATTACCTCGACTCACTTGGCTACGACCGCATCATCAAGGAGGCGCAGCAGGATCTTTACACCATCCACGCCAACAACCAGTTCTCCACGCTCAACAGCTCGCTCGACTGTCGCACGGACTCGGACATCGACCCTATGCAACCTCTCTGTATTGGCATGGACTACAATGCCAATATCAATTGGATTGTGTGCGGTCAGCCACGCAACAATAGATTGAACATCCTCAAATCCTTTTACGTCAAATTCGAGCGCAAAATCCCTGCGCTCGTCGCCGACTTCTGCACCTACTATGCTCCACACCCTAACAAGACGGTCATCTACTACTACGATGCCACTGCACTCGGCTCTAACTATGCCGTGAATGACCAGGACTTCCACTGGGTGGTAGTCCATGAGTTCGAGCGCCACGGATGGCAGGTCATTGACGTGTACCTCGGCAACCCGATGCGACATGATGAGAAATATCTTCTCATCAACCAGGGTTTTGCCGGGAAGCAACGCCTTATGCCGTACTTCAATCGCCAGAACAACGATGACCTTATCCTCGC